CATTTCTATTTCAAGTCCTAGACTCCACTCACCAAACTGTGCTGTCTGCAAGTAAGGCTGTGCGGAGTTTATGATCACGATTGGAGGAGTGATTCGTTCTGGGATGTATTCCAAAACGTTCAATCCTGCGTCCGCTAATTCAAGTTTGAACTCGACTTTAGTGGCGTTGATCTCGCTCATACTGCATAGCCTACGTATCTTTGAAGCAACGGGTAAACCGCGTTCATAGGATCCTTAGCTACTCGGATGGGAGCACCATCGAAGCTTGCAAATTGAGCAACTCCGTTAGGAGCGGAACGACGGTGGAAGAGTTCCGAGCTTGTAATTAGGACTGCTTGATCGTTAAGTGATACCGGAACGGTAGTCACTGCACCGATGTATTTAGTCACTAATGCAAGACCCGACGTGAGACATTCTTGTGGAAAGTCTACTTCATCGGTTCCAACATAAGCCTGGAACTCTGCCAACGTCACTGCCATTTATAGACCTATTAAACGATGTCTAGAACAACTAGAGCGTCCGAGAATGGCATGGTGATTGCCATGTATCCATAAACGCTAATTGAATCTGTCAATGTTGTAATGTCATCTGCGGATAGTCTTACAGGTGCGCCAGCGGACTCTAGAGTCTGGATGGCTGCGCTGTTAGCCACGAAGCAACGGTTGGTTGCAATCTGTGGGTCTACGATAACTGGAAGACCGAATAGCTGACCAGATAGACCTGGGATGTTAGCTGATCCGATGTTGTTTACTCCAGCGCCGTTTACTAGCACTACTGGACGGCCGTCTTCGCCAGCTACCTGTAGAAGGAACTTGTAAGCTCCGGTTCCACACATGATAGCTTCTGGGCGTAGTCCGGTCTCCTTGAAGATGTAAGAAGAAGCGTCTGCTAGTCCACCGATAAGAGCCTCGGAAGTTCCAGCTGAAACGTCCCAACGCTTGCCTGTGTAGTCCTGTGCTTCCACTAGATCTACGACTGCCTTGTTGGTTGTGTTCGCGTAAGCAATAGATAGAGCGCGTAGAGCGGTGTCTAGGTAGTTTACGGATGAACGCTGGATCGTCTGCTTGGACATCGAAGTGTAGCCACCGTAAGTTACAACGTTAGCTGAAACTGAATCGATTACTAGGTTTCCAAAGGATAGCTCTTCGTTCTCTGGGGACTGAACTCCAACTGCAATGGTGTTAGAAGATACCTGTGCATACTCAACGGTTAGACCTGCAGCTGGAAGTGCAGCGCGAGAGAAAGCCGATAGAGTTGGACGGTTTGTGTCGATTAGGTTGTCGATGTAACCAATGAAGCCTGGTAGGGCAACGGTGTCTGCAGATGTGCTTGCGTCACGGGCTAGCTGAATTGCGTCAGCGTCTCCGGTAACTAGAGCCTTAGCAAACTCGCCTTGTGAGCGGAATTTGTGTGTAGATGGTGCTGCTGTTTCGACGGACTGACCTGCTTCGATAACTCGGCGCAATTCTGCAACCTCGTCCTGCACGGTGCGAACGTCAAGTTCAATGTTTTCCATTGTTTCACTTTCTGTTTCATTAGGAGTCTCTGCAACCTCTTCGACCTCTTCGGTCTCCGACTCGCTACGGACTTCGGTTATTTTTGCGCCTGAAAAGGCTGGGAAGGGAACAACTGACACTTCTAGGAGTGTTACCTGTTCTCTAACGATCGTTTGGCCTTCCTTGCGGTCTTTGACCGGGTAGAAGCCAACCGAAAAACGGTTTAGCACGTCATCTTGTAACAAGGTGTAGATTTCGTTTCCACGTGGGGTATCGCTAATCTTAGCGACGATTTCAAAACCAGCTTCGGTGTCGCGTCCTTCCACAACTTTACCGATTGGCTCTTCGTGGCCGTAGAACAATTTGACATCCTCGATGGTCTGAATAGCTCCAGCCTCGAAACGTTCTTTGGTGTTTCCATTTAGCTCGATCTCTTGACCGTAGGGAACTGCGAGACCAACAATAGTTCTCTCTTCGTTCTCAACTAAGCGAGCTTGAAACTCGCGTGTAATCATTTCAGACATCTAGTCCTTCTTTCGTTCTGACTTCCTCGACCGTAAGAATACCGGCTGCGATGGCTGTCTGGTAATAGTTGTAACGTGCTGCTACATCTGCCTTGAATAGGTGCTCGAAGTCAAACTCGACTCGGTTGCCTCTAGGTAGACAGTTGCTAAGTGCGTCTGTGATTGCGTCTGTGTAAGCAAGCAAAGTGTGGCGATAGAAAACTTGGTTCTCGTCCAATAAGTTTGTGTAAGTGTCGCTAGATCCTGGAATAGAAGTTAGAAGCAACCTAGCGGGGATACCAAAGAGCCTGGCTACGTTCTGGGTCTGCTGATCTTGAACTTCGGTGAATAGTGCGTCTCTAGGAGAGAGAGCAATTTGCTGGTAGTCAAAGCCATTAGCTAGAACTGCAACTTGACGGTTCTGCTGTTTGTTGTGCCAGTTAGCTGTTACCTCTTCGGCTTCTGCTTTGTTCAACATCTGGTTAGTCTTTAGAACTCCGGTTGGAACTCCCGCTGCGGTAAACCAGTTTCCTGCGTAGTCTCTTAGATCGAGAGCTGCGGAGATGTCTTTGTAGCAAGAAGCGATTGGTGAGATACCAACAAGCTGACCTGCCTGGCTAAAGATTCTCATGTGCTCAATCTCGCGCTTGGTGTAACGCTTACCCATGTAGTCGTAAACGATTGTTGAGTAATCGATTGTGCCATCTTGCATTTTAGGATAGGAAGGCATAACGGAACCAGCCGGAAGAATGGTTAGGTTGTTTACTTGGCCGTTAGAAGAGTATTGCTTGAACCAATAAGAGTTACCAAGAAGAGCTAAATCGAGAACAGTCTGGAACAAGAAGTCTCTGCGGTTCTGATCTAAAGAAGGATTGTTTACAAGAACTGGGTTTTCAACTTTGAGTTCCACTCCAGTTGCAAAGCGATAAGTGTTTATGCTCATCTTGCTAATTGGAGTTCCAATGATTTGGATAGCGCGATAGACGGCCGTCAAGCTTAGAGCTGTGTTAGGCGTGACAATACTAGGTTGTCTTGTTGGGATTGTAGGCTGGACTGCACGAACTTCTGGTTTGCGTCCTAAGAGCCTATCAAGAATAGTTGCCATTTGGACTCAAGGATACCACAGACCACTGACTAGAACACGCCTATTGTTGCGTGTGGTGCGCGTGATGAAACGTAAAGTGCTAACACGGTTGCCATTACTGCGTCGATGTCTCCAAGTGATTCTTTACGACTTATAAACCAACTCTCACCGGAGTATTTAGCAACCCCGTTAGGCATTTGAGCGACCAGGAGGGGATCGCTGTTATGCCTAACGAGGCCAGTGCTAAACATAGCAAAGACAGTCGAGCACGCCGAAGAGACTTCTTTAGCCCATAGTGTCCAGACCGGAATGCCAGAGTTTTTTAGTCTCTTAGCAAGTCCAGGTAGCTGGCGATCATCCAACGCTATCGCTCGCGGGCTGTGTTTACTATAAAGCGATGTTAGCTCATTGAACAGTTGTTGTTCGGTAGGACTGACTAAAGACATAACCAATTCTGTCTCGTGAATGTCTTCGATGTCGTTGGCATAAGCTATCGTGCCGTGTCCCCAGTTCGTAGTGATGTCTACGGCAAAGACTCCTCCGGTTAGATTAGTAACTCCTCGACCAGTTGCAGCTCGGAAGATGTCTCCGGGTAGCCATGAGTTCGTAGATCCTGCGATGAATTGATTTAGTCTGTATCTTCTGGCTTCGTGTTCCGGGATTGTTTTTAAGTCCGAGATAACTTGTTCCATTTCGATTCGACCTGCAGCGACCGATGGGTTAGCTGCCATGATTGCCTTTGGGTCATCGACCTTTGAGTTCTCCGGTGCTTCCCATAAGAAGAAGCCAAAGCGTTCTAGGTCTTGAGCACCGTTAGCTGCTGCCTTGCCTGACTTGTATAGATCTATGAGAGTCTTTGAGTTCTGATCTCCAGCGGTTGTGATTCCAACTACGATTCCATCCTTACGCTGTGATGTTCCAAGAACGGCTGCTGACCACATTCCCTCTTTAGCTAAGTGGAGCTCATCGAATAGACAGAAGCTAATGGGGATACCTTGAAGAGCTGCTTCTTTAGCTGCCTTGACGTCATAGCGTCCTCCTCCGTCAAAGGTCACTATTCCTCGAGTCTCTGTTGCTCTCTTGAATCTCTTCTTTAGGAATGGGTTTGAATTGATGACGTAGTTCACCCGGTTATAGACAATGTTTGCCTGGTCAGTGCTCGAGGCTAGTGAGATAACCTGTGCTCCGACTTCATGAAGTAGCAAGCCATACAATCCCAAGATTGCAGCTAGCAGAGACTTGCCGTTCTGCCTTCCAACGGAGATAACTACTTGTCTGTATCTAAGTCTGTTCGGATAAGTCGAATGGTCTGCCGGATAGCGTTCGAGGATTGCTCGAAGCAACCACTTCTGCCATTCGTCAAGTTCTAGTCCGTCGGGACTCTCCGGGCTACTCCACGCGATCTTGGCAAACTCTATGAGCTTATCCCCGTCAGTTATGAAGTCTTTACTAAGGGGAGGCGTGAAAGTAGTCGGGAGCTGGAGCATTAGCGAGTGAGTAACTTCTCCAGCGGGTCAATCTCTGCGGACGAGGCACCGAGAGATCGTTGAAGCTCTAGGACGGTCTTGCGAAGTTCCGCTGCCGTCGATGTGTTGGCTTGTTGGTCAAAGGACTGTGCCAGACGTAGGCATAAACCCGATAACACTTTTTGTTCGAGGTTCAACTCAAGCGTATCTAACCAGTTCTGAATTGATTCAGTAATCATTACATTCCAATCTTCGGATAATTTGACTGTTCTGCGCAAAATCCTGG